CACTAAGTTCCTTGTCTGACATTTACCACCTCGGATAAATTCCGGAGATTGAAGTTTTCCAAGAACCGCCGGCTGGATCATTTGCACTCAATTCATGTTTGAGGGAGACGATCTTCCAAGTTCCGGAAGCATGAGGGACGATTGATTCCAGTTTGAAATTCGCTCCGATCCTCAACTCCGGACGGAAAAAGCATGAGACGTTGATCCCATTGTTCGAGAATGTTGGGTAACCAATCATGCCGTTGGAAGAGTTAATCAATGGCAATTCTCCTTGTGTCTTCCGGCTCCCTTTCTTCGGCATGAGAACAACTTTCTCATCATCAAACAAGAGATTTGCTCCAACTGCATCAGCAATTCGACGCATTTTTGTCACTGGGTCCCCGTTGATAATGCAATCTCGGATTGAAGCTGTAACTTCATTGTTTTCCAAGACGTATCCAACTTCATTTGAAATCTGCTCAATCAAGCCAGAAACTGTTTGGTTACCTGTGACAGAAATCGGAGGCTGTGGAATTAAAGCGGGAAAAAGACCACAATTTGCCTCGATCTTGAACACTGGACTCGGAGCTGTATTGAAATCCGCCCAAGCATTGATGATCTCGCCTTTGAAAATAACTGATAAGGTCCTCCCTTTCTGTCCTGCGGAAATATTGATTTTGTTCCGCTTCAAAGAAAAGGACTTAAAGCCGAGATGCGTCAGCCGCTCCATTGTGTTCAGAGACAGCCCTTTCAGGACAACTGAAGCCTTTGGATATGCCGGACAACCTGATTTATCAATAGAGACAGACACAGCAAAGTCTTTAAAAGTGATCGCTTCTTGTCCGTCCATAGCGACCGTTACAGCGATGTCTTTCTGCGTGTATGTAGTCTCATTGAGCACCATTTAAAACCTCGTTCTCGCTTGCGTACACAAGGATCCAGCGGTTGTTTAACCCTTCATATTGGGGATCTGAATTGCCCAAAGTGTCGATCATTCTGAGTTTGCCTTTAAAGTTTGGCGAAGGATAAGTATTGATGTCGGTTCTCACGCAAACCTTGCGGCCTTTAAATATCTCGACTTCTTCACATGTCAGATTGCAGTATATGTGCTCGGCCACCTGCCTCAGGCTGATGACACAATTTTGACCGTCCAACACGACAGAAAACTCTTGCCACGGCAGAGCTGAAATATTGATTTGGATCATGTTCCACCACCATTGCAACCAGATGGTTAAAAAGGTATCTACTTGCCGAGGCCTCCAGCCCATTTGATCAAGCTTTGAGCCATCGTCGGTTTTGTTTGGGCTTGCCCTGTGTTTACCTTGACTGCAGAAGTCGATCGCTTTGGCGAATACGCGATTTTCTGCTGGTTCAGATTGACCGTGATGATCTCAACGAAAGAGGCATGAATCGACAACATACAGGCATTGGAAGTCTGGGTTCTGGAGAAGTCATAGTGCTCCAAAGCCATATTCCTCCAGATTTTTGCCGGAGAAAAAATCGTACAAGTGTCTGTACTGTTCATCCTCCGGTCTAACATTGCGAGCGCCAAAACCTGAACCGCATAACTTCCGTTGAACAAAAATTCGACGCTTACTCGCTCAGGCTCCCGCACAATGTTGTAAGCGGCCAACTGGCCTTTTTCGATCGGTTCAGTCGGAATCCGAGAACTCTGGTCTGCGTCAACTGCAGCAATAGAAACGTAGGGAATAAACGGAAGCAGGTTGTTTCCAACAACTGCCCACGACAATCCCATGATTGAATTTATAGACGCCATCAGAAATCAACCCCCGAAGCGGCGTTATTCAACATGTCTGTAGATCCTTGCATGGCCTGAGAGACACCTTGATTAACTCCTTGAATAACTTGTTCCTTGTCCGGATTCCCGTTGAAATTGACTACAGTCTGGTTGGAAATCGGAGAGTTTATGTTTGTCGTTCTGCCTTTTTCTCTGACGACTCCTCCGGCATTTCCGGCAGTTGCCCCGGCCGGTGCCACCACTGCCTTCTTCTTGTCATCACTTCCGAACCAATTCATGGGATTAACCCACGAAGGCATTTCAAAATTTGTGATGTCTGACAGGGAACTGGAGATCCAGTCTACGATCGGCTGAATGCTACTTTTGATAGATTCAAAGGCGCCAACAAACTTATCCCTTAATCCTGATACAGAGTTGATAACCTTCGCGATTACCTCAGCAACCTTCCCTATCGTCAGAACGATTGTCTCAACAGCTACCTTGATGACAGATCCGAAAGCCTGCAGGAAAAGATCTCCGACAGGCTTTAGGGCGTCCATCAGGTCTTGGATGGCTTTCCAGGCATCTTGGAAGCTTTTGCGAAGCTCCTTGATTTCATCGTCAGACGTACCCATTGATCTGAGCAGGTCTTCAAACGCGCTTGGTCCTCCTTTTGCAAAACTGATGAGGTCATCTAATGCAAGGGCTAAAGCAACTATTCCGGCAACAACCAACCCAACAGGACTGGCTAATAAGCCTAAAGCCTTCCCGCCCAGCATTAATGCTGACTTCGGACCTAAAGCTAATGCCGCGGCTCCCGCAACCAATTCCAGTGCTATTTTGATGAATTCACTATGTTGCGCAACAAAGTCCGTGAACTCGCCAAATTTTTTCATCCCCTTATCGATGTACGGAAGAAATACCTTGGCAACCTGATTGCCGAGGTTCTTCATCGACATGGTTGTGATTTCCCATTGGATTTTGAACCGTCTGGCGTTTTCCGCGTCTTTAGGAGACAGCGCCATTTGCCGGTACTTCCCAACAAGCTCGTTCATTTGCTTGTTGTTCTGAAGGAATACCGCAGCACTTTCCCGGGTAAGGCCGAGATACTTCAGGGCATAGTTGGCCTGGGCATCGTTCATGCCATTGAGCTGTTTTCCCATGTGCAGAAAAACAGAGGCACTGGCACCGGTGCGATCGGTGAACGATTTGAGCGCATTAGTGAACGCATCTGCAGAGCCTCCCGCAGCTACGTTCGCCTTTCTCCAAGCGTCCAGCTCAGAGACATTCATCCGGACTTCTTTTGAGAGCTTGTCTAACTTATCGCCCTCATCAATGAAGTTTGTGAACATCATCTGGGCGCCGAACATGGCCGCCAAGGGTCCTGCATATCCCTTTATCGCAGAGAAGACCTTTGCGGCCATTGAGTCGAGTTTTTGCAGGGCCTGAGATCCCTGCTTAGCACCCTTCTCAATGTCTTTTCCAGCCCTTTGACCTGCTTGCGAGGCTTGGTTCATTGAGACAGTGGCATCATCAGAATTTTTCTTTACTGATTCGACCGCTGCCGCTGTTTGATCACCAATCGGATTGCCCAGAAGTTCATCAAGATTGTCTCCGGCATCCGCAGACTTTTTGATCAAGAAATCGATCTTCTTTGAGAGACTGTCGAAAAACTCAATGATCCCATCGGCATTTAAACCAATGTCGATTAACAGACTGTCAGTTGTTTTTGCCATTTTCTAATCCGATTTATTTGCAAGCCACGCGTTGTAGTTTTTGACTAGAAGGATCTCATCGAGCTGGTACGCTTCTTCAAGCGTGATCGTTGTCTGCAACTCCGTGAGGGTTGCCATTCCTCCGGATATAAGCCGGGAGAACAAAGGCGGGAAGTTGCTAACTTGAGCAACACCCCGAACCTTCGCGCAATCTGCTAGGAACTCGGCTCTGCGTGGGAGAACAGTTTCCCGAAACTTTGAAAAAAACTGAAGTTCACCTTCAGGGATTCCACACGAAGGCGGATCAAGGTCATCGGGTTACTAATGTAGCCGTCGGCATCGTCATACGAAAATTGACGCTCATTGTTGCCATCAACCTTGTACACACAAGTCAGAAGCTCATCTAGAAGAGCCTTCGCTTCTATGTGAGGGACAGACGCGAGTGCCCTGATAATTTCTTTATACGAAACAGAGGCGTCTAAATCGAGGTTTTTTCCTGTCAAAAGGAGAATCCGGATTAAGAGGTCTTCTGACTTCGTTGCAGGGAAAGGATAAATTTTGAACGTCAGCTGCTTATCGCCGTCTGTCGTTTTGAAGATAACCGGCTCTCTCATTTAGATGCGCTCCATGGACTCGAAGTGGAATACCCAGGTCGTGGCAGCCAAGACTTTATTAAGTCCGGGCATCGGGTTTGCTGTCTGCAATACACCGTTGGAGAACTGGTAGGTCTTGCCAATTGATGGAATCTTGATTGTCAGATTGCAAACGTAAAGCTGTTTATTTGCGCTCATAGCCTCAAACAGCGTTGTAAATGCGGCCGCTGTCGGGGAGTTTGCTTCAAGCGTGATTGTGACCGGATAAATATTTGGTGTAACGCCGGCAGCCATACGACCGTCAACACCCATTCGGGCCTCGGCAACCTGCTGGGAATCGGCAACGATAGCCGCATCTGTGGAGAATCTTTCCAGTTTCAGACCGTTCGGGTAAAGCTCTTCAATCGTCATCACTGCTGACGCATTGGCGGATGTGATGTCAAAGTTTTGTACGGGCATTTTTATTCTTTCCTAAATGAAAAACCCGCCATCACGACGGGTCTTTGCGGTTGTGAAATTTTGATTACATGACGGCTGTCAAAGGCATCTCAATGCGTTGGATGCTGCCGGCATAGGTGTACCAAAGTCCCAAACGAGGGCTTCCCCGCTGGGTTCTCACATTTGCTGACGGAGATTCAATGAGGTACCAATAACCTTTGGAGTAGAGATCCTGTTTGATCGTTGAGTTGTTGGTTTCCGTCAACAATTGCTGAATCTGGGAGTTGGACAGTGCCAGCCCTGTATCAATCACGCCATTGCGCTTGGCATCATTGATGGGATCGAGCAACCATGCCTCAACATAAGCAAAACCAATAGCGTTGTAGGGTGCGCGATTGATAGCCGCGAACCCGTCCATGATCTGACGCTGGATGCGAGCCTTGAACCAAATCATGCCGTAGAGGGCATCGATCCATTGGTAGATTCCGGAAAGCAGACAGCCCCGGTTAATGAAGTCAAACTCTGCATTGCGTGTTGCAAATGCGCCGACATAGTTGACCTTGAGATCATCCAATGCTTCGGCAACTTCGTCACTAAGGACCGAGGCTTTGATGCCGGAAGCCGACTTCGCAAACCACGTCTTAATACCTTGGATAGCGGACCAATCAATAGAAGCGCCAACTGCAAGGAAGGCCGCGGCATCCTGAGCGGTACCGTAAACCATCGCCAAACAGTTGTAATTACTTTCAGCTAATTGGGCGGCTTTCGTTGTGGACTGGGTAGATTGATCCAACATCTTTGTGTCTGTGGACCAATCAAAGTACACATAGTCATCATCAATGTCGGCCCAAGCCGCTAAAGCGGACGCCTCAGCCACCTCTGTTGCATAAAGAGTTGTGAATCCGACCCAGTTGCGAGAAACAGAAGTCACAAGATTCATGTTCTGAGCAGGTGTCAGAGCATCGGAACCTTGAGAGAGAACGGCGCCGGAATCCTCAGTCAATCCAAGTAATGCGGAAACATCCGTTCCTGTTGTCGCTTTTGTAGCGAAGGAGATTGAAGCGGTATCGCCTGTCTCTGTGGTGGTCAGGATGATGGCATTTTGATTAGAGTTAAAAGCACCGGAAACTGCTCCTACTGCAGAAGCCAGCTCGGTTGCAACTTCACTGAACGACTTGGCCGTAGAGAAGTCGAGGTTCACGACTTCTTTTTCTGTGCCGTTGACAGAGATTGTCAAGGATCCGGTCTTAATGGCTGTCAGCTCAGAAAGTTGGGCTGTGATCGGAGCAGACTTAATCCAAGCGGCCGCATCTGCATTGATTCTGCGGGCCACAAAAAGACGGTTAATCGCCTTCTGCTGATTGTTCACTCCTGAGAAATATTGATTTGCAAAGTCTGCCTCAGGAGACTCCGCACCAAAGTAATTTCCGACAGCGGCGGCGGTCACAAATTCAAGTGCCGGAGAATCTGCAGGAATCAGAGCATTCTGGGTCAGCAACAGACCATTTGTTTCAAGATCGGCGCTCCCAGCTCCAATGATGCGAGGGGTGATAGAAACCAATCGATTAGCATTGATTGACATATTTTTCCTCAAAATAAAAAAGCGCCCGTTAAGGCGCTGACGATAATTGCTGAGGTGCTAGCTGAGAGCTACACCAATTTAGAGGCCGTTAATACACGGCTCCTTTAGGCAAAGGTTTAGGGTCTTCTATAGGAGTTCCGCTTAAGTAAGCCTCCACCACTCGAAGTTTTTCCTCTTCGTTCACCGGATAAAGACTGCCCCAAGCATGGAGAATTGGAATCTCTCCAAATTTCTCCTCATATTTGTCATAGAGTTCCTCGTTAGAGAGAGACATCAGCCGATCGACTTCTTTTTTGTCCATTGTTTTTCCTCGCTATCGGGAAGCTAATTCTTTAAGCATTTCATTGAATACATTATAAGATTTTGGGAGATATTGTTTTATTATTTTTATTGCTTCGGGATTTGTCACGGTTTCCTGATAGAAATTTCCAAAGGCCTCAATCGCCAAGTTGGGGATTTGACCGTTTGGATCTTTCTTCCAATAACCTCGGTCGAAATGACCATAGTCAAACAACCGCGGTTTATTTAAAACGCCACCAGCAAGATCACTGATCGTTCCACGTTCTTTTTCTGGCAACGACCTAATCTCTTTAGAAAAGGCTCTTTCCGTATCTTCTTTCAGCCCAGAGTAACTTGGTTTGTAAAAGTCTCCGTGTGCTTCTATTGATTTTGCAGTTTGGACTTCTCTATCAACATCTCGTCCGACAGATTCAAGGAACTTCCTATGCTTTTCAAATACTTCAGAAGCTTTCAAACCTTTACGACTGACTTTCTTTAAATCCTTTTTGAAATCCTCCATCGGACCGTAAATTCTCTGCTTAATCTCAGACTCAATTGTTTGAGGGAACAGACCATTTTTGTACTCGGTAGAAAAATAGGTTTCATTCGGTTTACTGGAGTTCATTGAATCGATGGCATGACCCGATTCATGAAAGAAAATCCCATGGGGCATCTCATGACCAGCGCCCTTTGAACTCTCATCGGCATTGAAACAAATGCCTTTTCTTGGATCAAAAAACGCGTCTGCCCCTCCAATACTGCGTGGAGATGTATTGGTGTCTCCGATTTTTATCTTATTTTCAGATTTGTTCCATAATAATTTGGCGTCGTCGGAACTACATTTTGACAAGCTCTCATGGATTTGATCGTATCGGTCTTGTCCCAATTGTTGATACACGGATCCATTCTCGTAGCCTGAGGGCCTTGTTTCAATGTTTCCCGTGTTCGTATAAACAACGTGGTTCCTTTGTTTATTCCACTCCGGATCCCCAAAATCATTGGGCTGGCGATGCCGACCTGCTTGGTTCTTCCAGACAATCACTGCCTGAGCACCTGGAATTTCATTTTTTCCATGGTTTGCAACTCCGGAAATATGCCTTCCGTTATATTTGCCGCCCATTCCTGCCAAAACTTCGCCTGTCTGCTCATCCAGTTTTACGTGCGAGCCTTTTTTCTCAGCCCCGTTTGGCTTGACGGTTATCCACTTTGCGGCATCCTGAGCATCACCAGGGTTTGTTGCGTAAGTTCTCCCAAGCCCATACATTAGTCCGAGCTTGAATGCTCTCCCAAGTTTGAAAGCAAGTTGCTCGTTCATTCTTTTTCCTTCGGCGGGTAGCTCACATCAACGTTTTTCAGATCCACATCAACCGCACTAAAGAATCCCATAGAAACTTTGATCTGGCTCTGCATACTGAGGTGAATCATCAGCGTTGATCTTCGGACATAGTTATCTGAGTCTCCGACGATGGTTGTGTCTCTAGGATCGTCCGCATGAAGCAGACTTATTCCTCTGTCAACGAAGAACTGCACGCCTACCTGAGACCGGCATACAGTCTCCAAAGCCTGAGCTCTCAGCATCGCATTCATGCCGTCAGAGCCGTTTAGCGTCGAAGCGTAGCAATCGACCTGTACTAAAACTTCTGTAGTTGTTGAGAGGTAAACGTTGTCATCGGTTTGGTCTTTCTCCCAATCCTCAGCACTCGTTCCATGACGAACGCTGGAGATATAGGAATAGATGACGTAATCGTTCCCCTCAGGAGGCAATGCCAGATTGTTCTGGTTACCGTAGAAAATGTTTTCCGGCGCCACTTCCGGAACTGCAAATATCTCAAGAAATTCTTGGATCGCTGTCCGGATGTTCGGGGTCAGGTTTTGTGCTTTCATCTTCATCATCTGCGATATTCAGCTTCTGGGGCGTCGTTTGGAATGTGCAGCGGACAGCCTCCCAACCTGCGTCCGAAAAATCCTCGATCACCGCAGTGATCAGCCACTGGCCTCCCTTGGAGTCTTCGACATAATCTCCCGACCTTGCCAAGGGTCTATAGATTGACCAAGGCCGCTGCTTCTGGTCGCTCGATGCGTAGAGGTACAGGCGCCGGATGATGGTGTTCTGCCCGGCTAAGTTGGCATGATCCAACGCACTATCGCCTTCGCTTTGAAAATTCCCCTGGATCTCTTCAGGAGGTGCGTAATACGCTTGGACAATCCCTCCAACATTTTTTTGACCGACCGATCGATACAACTTGAAAGTCTCATCCGCGTAGTTGGCGTTTATTGCCTGGCGAACAATTGCGTGTAGGTTGAGAGACATTAGGAAACCTTCCAAGTTATGGAGCTCTGGAGGACGCCACTCAGCGTCAGAGGCTTTGTGGTCATCACGTTGTTAGGCAGAGTCCCGTTCCCTTTAGCTTTCTTGGCCTTGTCCATTTCTCCTCTTGCCTGCATCAGTGCCATCGTTAGCTCTGACCGTTTGGGAAATGAACCTGCCGGAATACCTGCTTCTCGGATCGTTTGCTTGATGTCATCGGTAGCCATTTGCCCCATGACTCCTAACGAATGCTTTATGTCGAAAGTTTTTAGGAAACGGGACCTAAATTTCTCCTGCCAATCCATTCGTTTTTGAGCGTAAGTGGCTCGCATAAACGGACGCGGAGGCATGTACAGGGTCGTGAATTTACTGTTCGGAGGAAGTCCTAACTGAGCTGACAGATAGTGTCCTTGCTTACTCGTCACGGATTGGGTCCACCCATATTCCAAATACATTCCAATGGTGGCAATGTCCGGAATCATTATTCCGACCTCTAGTTTTTTATTGCTATCAGCCTTGAGTTGCTCTGACAGCTTTTTGAACGCATTGTTAGATGTGATGTTGATGCCCATCATCATCCCCACGGATGGTAATTGTTTCCCGGATAAACTCTGCCGCCGATTCGATATTTGGCTGTCAGCGTCCAGTACATAGCGCCGCACTGGGTTTGAGCCCACCAATCCCCGACAAAAGTATTTGTTTTCAGAAGGTCAAAGCTGGTACTCACACTTCCTTGCGTAGCACTAGCAATCCTGCCAACCTGACCGTTCGGCTGCTGGCTGAGTGTCAGCAGGTGGCAGGTTGCAAGATCAAGAAGGCGCTCCCTTGTATAGATCTTGTTGTCCGGATCATAGGGAGCTAAGCTGTCGGCGTCCGTATTCCCTACGAACTCCACCGCCACATCAAAGTAGAACTGTAGAGTTTCGTCCGGGAATTTAACTTCATCCGAAAACGCAGGATGAAGGATTCGGAATTTGTCAGGATCAAAGACGACGACAGCCATTGTTAACCTTCTTCGTTCTTAACTTCTTCAACATTGACCGATTCAGGATCGATCGGATTGAGTCCGTGAGAAGCTTCTTTTAATTCGTCCTCGCGGCCCCTGAATTCTTGAACTGATTTCATCTCAAGCAGGCACGGAAGCCCGCCATTCACGCCTGTAAACACAGCCTCCTGGCCATGCATGCGCTTGATGTTTTCCCAGTCCTCTTTGTCGATTTGGAACGCAATTGAGTTTCCTTTGCCTAGCAGGATCCCGTCACGTTTTCCTCTAAGCGAATCATTTACGCCCGGAAAAACGATCGTTTTTGTTCCGCCGTTGCCATTCGGCACATCATCAAATTTGAGGCCGTGTGCCAGGGTGCAAGCAATGATCACCGTGGACTGAGTTTTAGCAGCGCTCTTCTTCTGGGTATTGTTGAAATTGTCTGCGACAACCTTTCCGGATGTTGCTTTCTGAGTTGTGGTGTTGGTACGAGCCATTATTTTCAATCTCCTAAGAAAGAGGCCCGATCTCTCGGGCCTCCGTAGCTGGTTAGTGCAGGTTAGATGCCGAGCATCGTGGCAACGAGGCTGGGACGACGAATAACAGCGCCCCAAGTTCCGCCAACGACCTTCTGCTTGTAGCTGGACATTTCCGGAACCACACGACCCAAGAAATATTTCTCAGAGAATGCGCAGATGCCGGTTTCAATGCCAAACAGCTCAGGAACAGTCATGTACAGCATCTCACCAGCAGTTGTAGTCAGCTCAGGAAGCTGAACTACTTCGATGTTGGGGAAGGACTGCTTGAGCATGGTCATTGCCGTAAGACCGAAGGAGTTCGGCTCGGTCAGGTAGGGAGCTCTGGTGTTGCTGACAGCGAGAATGATGCGGGAGTTCTGATCAACCAGACCGCCGTTGTTCTTGCTGATTTCAGCCCACAGCTTGTTAATGTCCGCATAGACAATGTTTGCGGTCTTTTCAGGCTGTGCCGCGCACTTTGCCGCCCACGTAGAGTTAGCGGTAGATCCCGTGGTGATAGAGATCGGAGAAATCGAAGCGTTCAGGTTCGGGTCATTTAACAGACCGTAGACTTTTTTACCTTCGACACCATACAGCGCGAACTTGTTGTGAGCCATTGCCATCACGTAAGCAGAAGCCTGTTGTTTAGAAGAAACAACATTCAACTTGGCCTTGGCCGCAAGACCGACTTCGCGGTCGCCATACTTGATGACGGTCTGGAACAGGAAGTTTTCGCGAGTCGGGTACTCCACGTTCACATCTGTAGAGACGTTCTCTGCGAAGTCGGAGTAAGGAGTCACATTGCCGGCATACTCTTCGACCGGGAAGGTGAAGAAGTTATCTGTCCAGTCACCCTTTCTTTCTTCGCCGAAAATCTTTGTAGCGTTCTGGGCGGCAAACAGGATGGGGACGACCTGCGGGTCAATGAATGTCGTGAAGACGGACGGGACGCCGACAGACACAGGAGTCTGCAATGCGGCATCTCGAGCCATTGCCTTAACCGTTGCATCGTAGTCGACGTTGATCTTACCTTTGGCGTCTGTGGAATAGGACATGAATCCTTTTGCTTCCACACCATGCACGCCCTTTTGCTTTGCTAATTCAAAATCGTTCATTTTTTACCTCAGATTAGGATCCGGTCGCGGCAGGCTGATAACCGAGGCCGTGATTGGAAATGATGATCGTGTCGCCCTTTGCGCCAGCCGTCTGAACTGTCCAACCGGTGTCATTTGTGGCGCCGGCAGTACCAAACGTGATGGCGCCGGTAGTCGGATTACAAAGAACCGCCTGACCGACCGTGGCGGCGGCAGGTGCGACGATGTAGTAATCACCTCGAACGGCAATCGTCAGCTCAGAGCCCTTCGGGTAAATATCCGGAGTATCAGTGTCAAGCTCGATAGACGCGGTGAACGTGCGCTCAACAAAACCGATCGGTTTGTCCCCTGCAGAGCCCTTCAAAGAGGCAATGGGGAATTTCACTGCTGTTCCGGTTGTAGAGGCGGCCACAGCAAACGCAAAACCACCGCACTGGACAGTACCGTCAGACAAGTAGTTCTGAGGCGTGTAGACGGCCTGATTGAATGCAACCTGCTGTCCCGGAATACCGATAGCAGGATAGAGACCTACAGATTTTTGAAGCATCAAAAAATCTCCTATTTATTTAACATTGTTCAAAATTGCGCTGACGGCAGTCGGCTTCTCGGTCACCTTGGCGCCGGAGTCTTTCGCGCCGGCTAAGGCCTTTCGACCTTGCATATAAGCGCGGTATGCAGAACGAGCTTCGGATGCGGGGATGTTTTTCAAACCGAGTTTCTTGAGTGCTGCCACATAGATGGAACCTGCGGAGTCATATGAACCCGCACGGATAACACCTAACACCGGTTTGACTTCTTCGATTGCGGCCAGTTCAGAGTAGATGGCGTTTCTGAGAACCTTCATGGAGTCGGAAGCAGTGCTCTTCTCTTCCTTGCCATCTTCAGGTTTCGGATCTTCATCTTGTGCGCCTTCATCTTTCTTCTGCGCGTAATTCAATCCGGCGGCAAAAGCCTTCTTTTCTTCTTCAGAAGCTTCATCAAGACCACAGGATTTCAGTGCATCTTCCGCTTCTTTTTCGAGATAGCGTTCTTCTCCTTCGCGTTCGTGATCAGAATCGAGGCGTTTAGGATCGTCCTTTTCACGTTTTTCGCCGTAGAGAACGCCAGCTTCAAAACCAGCCTTGAAGTTCGGATCCTTCATCTTTTCATCGAGCTCCGGATCGTCGTCCTGAGCCTCTTTTTGATCATCAGGCTTAGGATCTTCGTCTCCTGTAGCCTGAGAGTAAGCCAGGTCAGACAGAGTTGTCTTAAGCTTTTCAGCTTCTTCGTCCGTCAGGCCTTTTGCCTTCAGTCCATCGATGATTTTTTGAATCATCGCGTCTTTGTCATCATCTTGAGCGCCGTCAACGATTTTTCCGTTGGGATCAACGGAATGCAAATCGATAATCGCCTTTGCTAACGTCACTTCAGCCTGCTCAACAGCGTCATCTTTTTCCATATTGAGAAAGTCCTTATTAGAATCGCGAACTCTTACCTCAGGCCCAGCGCGCCCAGTTTCAACAAGCGCAAGATGGTTCGCTCTGATCTTGCGTTGCACATAGTCGTATTTCTCTCCATCAGGTGTCTCACCCGGCGTGAAGTCGGGCTCGAACGTATATGCCAGGCTCAACTCACGCATTGAAGCGTCCTCGATCCTGCTGCGTGCGTCCTTGTCGTAAATGTGGAGAGAGTTAACTAAAAACGGAGCCTCAAAAGCTCCGTCCGTTCCGGTAGTGCCAACCCGAGTTTGTTTGTTCTCGGGTGCTCCGTGATCATCGTGATGCTCAAGATGAATCGGGATACCGTTAATTGATTGAATCGTTTCGGGAGAACTGAGTTCTTCAGGAGGTCGATAGGCGTGATAGATCTTTTCAGGGTCTAATCCGAGCTCTCGCCAGCCTGCGATTTCTTTCCCGTAATACGGAGCAACTTGGACTCTTGTCAGCGGAGATTTTTCGACATGAAGAAATCCATTGTCATCTACGGTTCTGACGCTTGTAGAGTCAAGTGCAACACTTCTGCTTTCTTTACTTGTTTCCACTTCTTCTGCTCCTAGCCCATAAATTCAAAATCTCCTTAACCGTTTCTGCTTCACGGGCTAAAATATCGGCAAGCCGAAATAAGCCTCTTCCGTACTCCTGGATTTTGATTTCAGACCAGTACGGATTGAGGCTTTTTCACTTTTGGTTAATCAGGTAAAACGGCCCTAAATTGGCACCTGCAAAAATAAAGTTCTCCTGGCATCACATTTCTGCCGACTTCTTTGTCGTACATACCCTTAGACAAATCAAACTCTTTTCCGTTCATCTCAATGTGGCTTTCTCGACTGGTGTACTTGCCAGGGACATGAATCCAAACCCCGCGAGTAATCCCTAAACCTTTGCAGTTGGCCTGCTGAATCTGCTGATTCAGTTTTAGCGTTTGGTCAATTGCCACACGCTGAGCTCGTTGAGCCGTAAATGAAGAAGATCGTCCAAGGGCCTCGACAATCTGCGAGTAGGTACCGCGGCCTTCATACGCATCCATGAAAGCCGCACGAATATTTGTCAGCTCGGATGTTGTGATGTTGCTGATTAGGCTCGTCGTGTCGGCGACCATTCCCGGTAGTTCATTTATTGCCTGAGGCGTGATGAAGAAGTGCTTGCGCGTCTGCCTCATCTCGTAAGCAAAAACGGAATCAGGAATACCCGCCGCCTTGAGCGATGCCTTTTGAGCTGTCGAGACATCCGCGGCAAGATTCTTCACGTACCACTCAGCAATCTGGCGTGTTTCCCGATCCGCAGTTTTCATCCAATTGCCCATGTTGCGGGCTATGAATTCGTCAACATTGCGACGGAATCGATCCGGATCACGAAGGACCAAGCGGTTGATTCGTTCCTTGATATTCCGAAGCCGTGCGCGATCGAGAGGATCGTCCGGACGGAACGTTAAGGAAGCGTCCTCGGTCAACCCTCCAGCATCAGACAGATAAAGGAGAATCTCGTTGAGAATCCTATTTCTGAAGGACCGCAAGAAGGTGTCGAGCTTCTTTTTGAACTTTGCCTGTCTGCCTAGATTCGGCTGAACAGCACGAGCAGTCTTCATTAGAAAATCTCTCCAGCTTTGTCTTCATCAACCTTCGGCGCCGGCGCCACGTTCTCTGCCGATCGCTGTTTCAGGAAGTTGTTCATAAGCTCATTCTGCTGACTGGGATCGTCCGTCATGAGCTCTCCCTCCATCCCTTCCGGTAATTCTTCTGGAATGAAGTCCAAACCCATATCTGAATCGCGACGGACAAACTCACGAACTTCTTCAGCGCTCAGAACGTTGCGGTCCTGCAACACTGCCAACATGTCAACCTTAGTCTTGGCCGTGATTGCTGTGGCCGCGGCATCTGCCTCTCCGAGTTCGTTGAATTTAAATGTAATGGACTGATCAACATGTCCAAACTCGACCAACTGGATAGCGTTCAAGATTGTTTGAATTGCGTCTCGATTGAGCTCCTGCTGCGACTTGATATGGTCGTAGTAATTCCGGATATCGCTCTGACCGGTCGCATTGAAACCACTCGGAGAGATTCCGAGGAGCTTGACCGCAGGAGTGCGGTTGATAGCCGCGATGAATTCCAATGCCTGCCGGATGATGCCTTCAACTCCTGAGATCGTCAGAGTGATGTTCTGCAGGTCCTCAGACGAGTCACAGGCAAAAATGGCCTCATTCGAGCGGTAACGCTGCAGAAGCAGCATTTTCGCGTCTAACTGCTCAATCCCGCCAGCCTCAAAAGCCTCAGCAAAATTCGTTTTGAATACCGTGAGGTTGAGTTTCTCAAGAATGCTGACGCCCGTTTCTCTGGCTTTGTTCCAGTGCAGCACATAATCCCAAAGGATCTGAGCTTGAGGAATGCCAAGAAAGTTGTATGCAGGACGAAGAAGCAGCGGAGGTTCATTGGCAACCAGTCGAATAAGACGAGATGCATGCACCTCTTGGCCAAGAACGAACCAAGATTTCGGCTTCAAATAATCGTCTTTGAGCGGCTGGCTGGCGTTGTAAAAACCAGGCGAGACATTGACCGGATCGATGACGATAAATTTGACCGACTTATCCTCGCCCACTAGCTCGGCTGACTTGTCGGAATAATTGAGAGGAAGCTTTAGCGCTTCTCCTTCAGCTCCTGTGTCAACGAAAATGAAGCATCCTCCCATGAAGCCGACAATGCTCAGAGCTTCATTAAAGAGCTTCCTCAGTCGATATTTGTTCTCCTGAACATCTTGGAGCTTTTTAACGTTATCCGCCGATTCGTCTTCTCCGCCCTCGACCTGAATCCATTCGCGGCACATATCATCAGCCACGGTCTGAATGCAGGTGCGGATCATGCCGTTCTGGGCGATATTCTGCAGGACACCGTAGCCGACGAATGAAGTCATCGGGAACTGTCCTAGATCCAAAGCGTGCTGTGTCAGTGAGGCATAGTACGCATTGAAACTCGAGCCAATCGCGGCATCATTTGTGAAACGAGACTCTTCTTTCGCCGGCTCTTTTGTGTTTAAGGTGATCGGAGGATAAAAGAGTGTTTTAGCCTCCTCCGGAGAGAACGATGTTCTAGGGGGCACGAAGCGAGAGCTTGCCGCATCGATGATCTTTTGATTGATCTTTCGGCGTTTGTTTTCGTCTAGTTGATTCATGATTTTCAAAATCTAAAACGTGCCTGCTGCATCTGCTCTCGGGTCAAAATGACACCTTTTCCACTCCGGAAGTAATTCAATGCCTGAGTTGTAGCGTCACAGTTGTGAACTAAGACTCCGTTTGCAAAAAACATGTGAACATCACTCACACACAGGTTGTAAACGGGCTCTATTCCACCCGAGCTTACGGCTACAGGCTCTAGAGCATGTAGTTCTGGGTTTTCTGCCTCCACCCTCGATAGAAGTGAACTCTTGACCACAGATTTCACATTTTTTTGTGACTGAGTAGCACTCGTAATTCCATCTGTATTGAGTTTCACACTTTCTTGAGCAGAACCTTCCGTTTGGACTTTTTGCCTCAAAAATGGAGCCACAAAGCGAACAGACACATTGATAAAAGGTCGGAAGCCTTTCTTTAGCATGCTGGCGATGCCAACTTCTTCCTTCTTCGCTTCTATGCCATGCACTTGCAAGCGGCCGCACCTTGTCAAGATGTTTTTTGACCCTTTCAGTTTTGTAATTAGTTTTCTTGCAGTGTTCATTCCGTGATAAACACTCAAGATTGCTAAATTCGTTATTGAAAGTGTTGCCGTCCTTATGATGGATATGAAACCCTTGAGGCACAGTTTTCCCAGAGAAGAATTCCCATATAGCCACATGGAGCCCTTTCGGAGCTTTCCTGCCTTCGTTCGTGGTGGACTGGCTAAGGTAATACTTCCTCGATCCCATGAGACGATAGGTAACGCCGTTGAACGTAACCTTCTCTGCAGGATTGGATTTATCAAGTTGCGGTATTTGAGCTTGATGCATTCTTCCTCCTCAACCGTTTGGAACGCTTTTATCTCCGCATCTCGCGTAATAAATGGGTGATCCGGAGTAGCCGTTACTCCAAACTTCGATATCACATTTCTGGTACCTGTCTTTCCGGAGAACAAAACACGTTTAAGACCGAATGGGGTTAGAACCATTTCGCCCGCCTTAATCTTTTCTATCGGCTTGTCTCCAAAAAGAGTGGCCACCTTAGTTCCAGCAACGAAACACTGGTCATCGTGAGAACCTGCGGGAAACTCAAGCAACTCACTGACGTAATGCGGCACCCAAGGGGCTGCACTGTCTTCCGGAATAAAAACATTCCCTGCCTCAAAGTAAGGAGTGACGGACGATGCCCTTGCCTCCTTTGATTCGGTGGGCGTTATAGGAACGAATCCCGAAACCGTTGATTTCAACTCAGAGATCACCGCCGATCCGTTCGCCTTGTCTTCAACCAGCTTCCGGACAACCCGCGGCCACTTCTGCGCCAAAACTCGGACCATCTCTTTCGTCTTCACAAAATCCCATTGGCCTCTTACCTGATCCAGCAAGTAAAAATTCGGTCCTCTTTTGCCCCAAACCTGACCGACCACATAGTCGGAGTTTTTAGAATCCTTGAACGTCATATCCCACGACATGAGCGTATGGTCAAACTCAGGAGGCAGGTTCGATGCTTTCCATCTTCTAAACCATTCAAGCTTGAACAAAGCACCGCCATCAGGAACTGGGTGCTGCTGATACAGCGCCTCCCAGTCTCGACTGCCGATCGTTTTCTTGATCTGCAGAAGAGTTGAGAGCGGATAACGCTCAGGATGCAGGGCTTCCCCCGCCTTGCGATGTAATTCGTCATGCTCGGCGATTGCCGGATAATTCACGATCCGGAACGTGTCGCCTTCTCCCATTCTCTGGATCAATCGACCAATCAGATCATCGGTATGCCAACGGGTGGCCATTACGATGACGCCGCCTCCGGGTGACAGTCGAGTGTATGCGGTCGATGTGTACCAGTCCCAGATGGAGTCTCTGATCGTCTTAGAACCTGCTTGAGCTCGATCTTTAATCGGGTCATCGATAATCAGAATATCGGCGCCCTGACCAGTGATACCGCCACCCACACCACAAGAGCGATAGGCGCCGGCATGACCAACAATCTCGAATAGGTCAGAGGTTCTTATATACGATCCCCGGGAGTCGGTACGCACTCTCGAATTGCTAAGCCGAGTGTTCGGGAACAAGTCAAAGTATTTCTCATCATCTATTACGCGCTGGACATCTCTGTTGAAGCGCTGTGATAGGTCTGAAGAATACGATGTTGCGATGATTTGAAGTTCGGGATTTCTCCCAAGGGCAAAAGCCGGAAAGCGCCTAGAAACAAGCTCGGACTTCCCAGAGCGAGGGGGCATCGTGATAATTAGCCGAGGAGACTTTTTGTCCGCTACGTCCTGTAGAAACCTGTCCAGTTCATCACAAATTTCTTTGTGTACCCAACCGAGCAGATAATCAGGTTTTGTCTGCAGTGTGAAGTAAGACAAGCCTTTACGAGCCTTAGCTAGTCTGATCTCCTGTATCGTTGGAAGCCGCATTCACAATACCCTCCAGCGCATCAAGCTGCTCTAATGACAATTTGCTTAGATCCAGCTGGTTAACCTTGTCGACTTTAACCGGCTCTCCATCTTTGCCAGTAATTTCCTTACGGTCCGTCTCTTTCCACCCGCACCGACTTTTCATGTAAAAAATGGTCGCTGCCGGATTCCCCTCTCGGATAAGAGCCATCAACTTTCCGCCAACAAAGGCGTTGGCCTTAGCCTTTCCCTTTTTTATAGCGGTCGCAAAATTCGCAAAATCTTTTTTTCGATTCTGTAGGGTTCGATAACTGATCCCGAGCGCAAGAGCGATCTCTTCCTCGTTGTCACAAACCTGAGCCAGTTGTTCAACCTTCTCTAGGTCAATCTGAATGCGTGGACGAGTCCGCTTCTTTTGAACTTTTTCTTCCATGCCTTCAACCTGCCTTGGTTAACTGGTCATATCGATGATCTTCTGGATTAAATCCTCAGGTCCGAAACTTTTAACGAAATCCTGAACCTGCTCTTTGTATTCGATCGGAATTGAGAGCGTCAGATTAAAGCTGTCTGCCTCGGGCTCCTCTTTTTCCTGTTCTTCCTCTTGCTCAGCGGGTTCGGTAGTTCCACACAGCAAGGCGTTCAACTCTTCGTCGGAGAAACCAGTGACCGGCGCCAAATCTGTATCCTGCAATTCCTGCAGCTCTATTCTCAAGAGATCAATATCCCAACCAGAATTAAGAGCAATACGATTGTCTGCAAGGATGAAGGCCTTCTTTTGCGGTTCGGATAATCCGCTTAGTTCGATGGTTGGAACGACCTTAAGACCAAGTTTCTTGGCCGCCTTCAAGCGTCCATGTCCAGCAATCACTCCGCCCTGATCATCAACCAGGATAGGATTGTTGAACCCAAATTCCTTGATCGAACTGGCGATTTGATTCACCTGTTCCTCAGAATGCGTCCGGGCATTATTTGCGTACGGAATCAGGTCATTGACCGGCCTGTAGAGAATTTTGAGTTCAGAATCTTTCATAGTTTAAAAAGGTGCGCCCGACATCTTTCAGCCGAGCGCACTCCAACCAACCCCAAGGAGATAGTTTGTTAAGGCGGTTTTCTCCGCCATTCTCGTCAGGAGAATTAGAAATCCAGCGGAGTGAGCATCTTCCCGTTGGGAATCTAGGCTTGCTGGATGTTGTAAATGGCTCGGTGCTTAAGCCCACCGAGAGGCTGGCAGTTGTCGATAATCATTGAGGTCAATGAAACCGCTGAGATATTGGCCGTCCGCCTGTTCTTTAATAATTCGATTTTGGAGTACGGGAGGACAATCGAAGATTTAGCGAACGGCCGAAAAACAAAAAGCTCCGGAATCGGAGCTCTCGTAATCGCCTGGCTTGATGTTTGTATCCTCTTTTCTCTGGATACACCGGTTCCTCCGCAAGGAACCGTCATCTTTAAGCCTCTAGGCGGCCTGGCAAACAGGCTTGAAATTGTCTACTTGTGACTATACACCAAAAAGAAGCCCCTCGGGCTGGAGGGGCGGAGTTTCAAATTTCGATTGTTAGGCAGCGTGCGTCAACGCCCAATGCTTGTAACAGTCGAGGTCTTTGACTGAAAACCCGAGATCGTCGAGCGAACGTTCAAGCTTTACAAGATTTAAATCGTCCACCGCATCCCACAGCTTGCTTGCGTCGGGTACATCCAAAGCCTGCATGACTCGCGTTGCTTGCATCATAGGCTTTCTGAAAAGGTAGCGGTGGTAGTAGCAGAACACCTGCAGAGTTCTCAAAAAGTCCGCGTCAACAACGTATCTTTGCGGCCTCTCGGTCTCTGGAGGAGTGGTAGTCGGAGCTTCGGGCACGCTCAAGTCAACAACTTCAATAAAACGTAGGCAGTCTTCAAACTGCGATTGTTTGAGTTCCGTGTAGCGTGGGATTTGGTAGCGTGCCTTGATTGCGCGGTAGATCGTCTGATAGTACACAGCCGTTTTCTTTGCGCGTCTTACTACTGCCTGTTGGATGGCAACTTGTTGCGCGTTGGTGATCGTATCGCCGATTTGCTTTTGCGCTCTTAGTTGTTCTTCCATCCGGTCAAAAGTGTCGATATAAGCAATTTTGAACTTTAGGGCAACTTCTCCTGTGAAACCCATCGCTAAAAGAACAAAACCTTTTCGGTCCATTCTGTAGGCAGGTCTGTTTTCTCCCTTTGCGTCCTTGACTTCAACCAGCGCAAAATTGCGCTCGTTAAGCGAAGGGGCTTGTTCTATGAGGCTTCGGATGGATCGGAGGACATCTTTGTGGAGTTTGCTGAAGAGTTTGGCAACGTCTGTTGAAAGAGCTGTAACAGTGTTGTTCACAACAGAAACAACCGGTGCGGGAGCACAGATATTTTGAAATGACATTTAAGTCTCCTAAGTAAGTTTGTTGTCCTTACTTCCACCCGCCAAGATGGAGAGCAAGGTCTAAGGGTTGGCGGACCGCTACTTAGGGAACGGCCAGTCTTGCGACTGCCCTTAGCCTCACTCATTAGAGACTTTTAAAGGAGGTGGCGTTTCGCCATCCCCTTGCAACCAGCCATAAAAAAACGCCTCTCGGCGACTGATCGCCTAAGTAGTTCGGGCCGCCAAGCCCGCGCTGTTGTTCAACAGCGAGGTCAGTATAGCGATACTCCGAGAAAAAATAAATAGGTTCATGATTTATAGGTCACCCGTTTTTAATCCATTTTGATCAACGCCGGCAATGCAATTTTTGCCAGCTCAATCACGTTTTCAATCGTCAACGGGACGCCTTTTTCTTTCGCGTATTTCTTCAGTTTCCCTATGAAATTATCGGTGCGAAGAGATTCAAGGAGTGAGTACCCTTCAAAGGTCAAACTCGGTTCTCCCTCATACGCAAAACTAAAGAACCCGTCAGCGCTTTCTTTAATTTCGATGTTTTCGACATAATTGGCCGAGCTTAAAAGCTTGATATGTCTCAGGACAACAACTTGAGCCGGATTTTGTCTCGACTCTAAGCGTTCAGAAAGCAACTGGCCCTCTTTCCATTGAGAAATACTATCCGCATCCTCTAAAAATTCTTTGATCGTCTCAGCTTCAACGTGAGCGAGAATCGTTCTGATTAGACTCCAATCAAGTCGCATTTTTAACCTTCCTTTCGTTGATTTGTTCGAAATATCGAACTCGAAAAGCGAAAAATATCAAGGCATCTTCAGTCCACCGATCAAGCTTTCTTCGCTTGATGTTCCAGATTTTCTTTCCTGCCCTGCTCAATGAAGACTGGGAGCCAAACACGTATAGCAACACAATCAGTTTCGCTGTCCGGACATTCAAACCATGGGTTCCGATAGAGAGAACTTCGGTTCCCGGCGCCGAGAAGTTTTGCCAGACGAAGTTAAGGAAGTCCGCATCTTTCATGTCGATTTCGCAGGTGCTCAGGCCACTGTTGGCATTATCGTCTGTATAGTCTTCCGAAAAATCAGTCTTGTTTCTCGTCAATGCGAGAGCTCTCTCTACCGCGTAGGCAATTGAAACATTTTTGACAACACGGTCACGATATGCCCGGCGCCAGTTATCCAAACGAGGTCTGAGATCGTCAATGAGTTTTTGTTCTGCTTCTGTCATCCAAGAGTCCTCACGTAGCTAAACATGCAGTAGAGATAGGTAATCCCGAGAGCTGCTAGCCCCCAGAACTCAACCTTTTTTCTGAGTTTGTCGCGGTTTTCTAAATAATCCGTAATCCATTTGAAGATCCAAAGGAAGACGAACATCGCGACGTAGCAATTGATCATCCAGAAAACATAACCTTCAGTGCTAGTAGGCCAATACATTCCAGCCCCCACCCTCTTTCTTCGGTTTCGGCGTGACGACGAACAGCGGAATCGGGCACTCATCAGCGCACACCTTGCACTTCACTTTGGCATCTTCTTGGAAGATTTTTAGAGATCCCTTGACCTCGTGCAGTTCTAGCGTTTTATCCGGACGCATGACCAAAAAATCAGGCGTATAGGAGCACCTGTTTGATGCGATTTTCCATGTGAAGCGCTCGAACCAATATTTGAGGATTAACCCTGCGTTTTTCTGTTGTTCCAGGTAATCTCGATAGGCCGCCTCAGTCCGGTTCATTTCACCGACCTTGAGCCTTCCTTTTGCTTGTAAGAACCTTTTCATTTATCCCTCCTGATTGAGTTTGTGTTGTTTGGTTGAATTCTTTGATGCTGTTTCCAGAACATTAGAGTTCCGTTGAGCGATGATCTGAGCGTGTGAAGGCCAACGCTCAAACTGCGAGAAGAAGTCTCTCCTGCGTTGAATTTGCTCGTCTCCTGCCTGCTCGAACACGGAGCATCGAGCAAACGAGACCGGATAGCACTCGATTCCGGCGCCTTTGTCCGGATGGTGACAGTAGATGTTCATGTCCCCAAAGGACTGTTTTGGAGGCAGATGCTTCTTCCCGTTGGGTCCTATCCAAAAGGCCTGAGCATGAATGCAGTACAGACAGCACCCGGTCATATTCGTCTCCGGAAAGAACCGATCACGGCTCCGATAAAAATTCCGATTAGGAATGCCCGGGAGTAGTCAATGTTTGATCCGTCCCAAGCGAACCAGGCATAATCCATCAGGGCTAAGAATCCGCCAGTGCAGCTGAGCATCCTTCCGAAAAACTTGAAATCAAACCTCATGTTTCCTCCTAAGAGGCTCTTCACCGATTAGATCGGAATTGCGTTTAAGCAGTCCCCACGCTTTCAGAGTTGCTGTTCTGACTTTATCCGGGTCTGCTCCTAACTCACTCGCCCACCTGTATTGATCCAACCATGATTCCCCGTAGAGGTTCCGGTATTCCTCGTCAGTCCAACGAACGACTTCCACTCCCTTGATTCTGTCAATTCGCATTCTTTTCCTCCTCTCGGATTTCAAAGGCCGCCCGGACAAGCAGCCCGAACAGAACCAGATTGATGAACACGACCAGCGCCAAAATAATCATCAGCAACTGCCATGCACTCTCTGACATCTCGCACCTCAGTCGAATAAATCGGGTGTTGCCGGCTTTCTCATAGACTGACCTACAAACAGCGCCGGAACGCATTTGGAGCGAACACGGTCATAGAGACGATCACCAAGCAGAGAGCACAATCCCTCAGCACTGAGATTGCTCAACAAAATGGTCGGCTTGTTGGAGGTCATGCGGGTATCCAGAATCGAAAACAAGATCCGTCTTTCTGCGTCGGAGCCTTTCTGAACTCCGACCTCATCAATAACAAGCAGTTCTATTCCGGAGAAGTAGTTGAGAACTTCGTCTTCGCTTGTCTGAGAGCCCGGGACGTAACTTTTTCGAACTGCCGAGAAAATCTCGGATGTTCGGTAATACTTCGGGAACAGAAACTGGTGGTTAGCGATGAGAGCTGCCACGATTGAACAAGCAAGATGGGTTTTGCCAGTCCCGCAACTTCCAAGGAAGAGCAAACCATAGCCGCCCGCCTTTGCCTTCTCCCAACCTCGGACGAAACGCTTTGAAAGCTCAAGAGCCTTCCCTTGCTCAGCATTGAGAACTCGAAAACTGTCAAAGGATTTGGTTCTGTACTCGAGCGGAACTCGAGACTTTGCAACGCGTTCCTCAACCTCTTTCTTGATGGCCTCTTGTCTCATTACCGCTTCGATGGCTTCTCTTGCTTCGCGTTGGTCCTCTTCGCACTGCGGGCATTTTGTTTGAGTCTTGAGAATGGAACCGAGGTAGATTCCTTCAGCCTCATAATCCCCATGGATCGGGCAATTGAGAACCGTCTTGCGTTTAGTTAAAACACCGGAGAGAGACGGATGGATGGAACCAGTCAGGCTCCCGATTGATACGAATGTTGTCATAGCAGAATGTTCCCCTTGTCATCGAATTTGCAGCCCTTTCTGTAGTAGTCCTCCGTAAAACCTCCCGGAGGCTCATAAGGCATAGGTGCTGAGTTGTTGCTGTTGGTTCCAGAGCTTTGTTTTCCGTGATTCCTTTCCTGATCTTGTATGCAGAATGTTCGGAAAGCTGCCTTGTAGTCGACGTACTCTTTCCCGTTTGATTTGCAGTACGAAATCATCTTTTGGAAGAGCAGCTGAGGATTGGCAATGTGGTATTGCTCAGCTACTTTCACAAAGTCTTCCGGGATAGCGTCTCCGTCGTTAAAAGGACACGGTTGTTTAGCCTTTGATTTCCGTTTTGCTTTTTTCTCAACTGTTTCCGTTTTGGAAACTGTTTGACTCTCTGGTTCCGAGAAAGGAAGTTCATCTTCGGATTGGTTTTCAAGCCCAGAAGTTGTCGGCGGATTTTTTTCTTTTATATTTTCTTTTCTTATATGTTCTTGTTCTTGCTCTTGTTCTTGTTTTGCCAAACCCTTCCCGAAGTCTTCCTGAAAGCCTTTGCCATAGCCTTTCTCAAAGGCTTCCACAAACTCTTTAGGCAATGCTTTGAAGAAACTATCTTTTTGACTATTAAGAATAATTTCAGTCGACTTTGCAAGAGCGTAATTAGTTAGGTCGCATTCAGGAAGAGAGTCCAGAACGCTGTTCCATGATTTAACGACATTGGGATTTTCTGGAAAATTGAAGCGCAAAAAGTTCGGAACATAGATCAAAAAAGCTTCCGGATCGTACTTTATTAAACCCTTTGAAGAGAGTTCGTACAAGGCTTCAAGAAAGGCTTCTCCAAAGGCTTTCTCAAACCCTTTGTTTAGATATTCGTTGCCTCTTTGCTCGATTGCCAGAGATTCAAACGATGCTTTGAATGCACCAATAGGCGCAAGGTCCCGTCGACTTAGGATTGTGTACCAAGCCAGCTTTCCCTCTACCGACAATTCTCTAAACTTCTTATCGTTGCTGATGCGGCAGTCGATCTTTCTATAGATCGCCATAGTTGCCCCCTATTTGGATTTTTTCCAAGCTTTGAAATGTGGGAACGCGAGACGAAGGTAAGGAAGTCTCCCAAGAGGAACACCGTTCTTCGACCACTTAGTGACGGCGGCTGCACTTAACCCAAAGGTCTTTGCAATTACAGACTTCCGTTTGAACTCACCCAGAAGTTCATCAAAAACCTGCTCTTCAAGTTTTTTCATGATTTTACTTAGGTTAAAAATTAACGCTTATATATTAACTTAAAAATTTACCTAGGTAAACCAATTCGGTGTTAACTTAGGTTAAATTTATCTCACACAGACGGAGGAACGTATGAGAACGAATGACTCTCAAAAAACGTGGACAGACCGCTTAAATGAGGCTTTAGCGTTGCGCGGAAAATCTCCGGCGGACATATCAAAGGCAACCGGCATCACACCTGCCGGAATCAAAAAATGGATCGATGGCGATGTCTCAAGGCCGAAATTCGATGACGTTTTTGCAGTTTGTTCATTCTTGGATATCACCACAGAATGGCTCATGAAAGGCATCGGATCAATCAACGACAAAACAATGCCTGCTGCCAATATGGTCTCCATCCAACAAGTTGATTTTTATGGATCTTGCGGTGTCGGAGTGATGAATTTCGAGGACTATCCGGAAATCAAGACCCTTCAAGTTACTCCAGCGTGGTTCTCTCGGAACTTTGCTTTCTACAACCCAAGAGACGTGAAGATCATCACTGCGCTTGGTGACTCCATGGAGCCAGAGATCCGTGACGGGGACGCCGTGTTCATTGACATAACAGACAAAGAAACCTTAAGGGATGGTATATACCTGTTAGTGGTTGATGGAGAAGCCTATATCAAACGAGTACAAAAACTAATAGGTAAGAAGATCGCACTCCTATCAACGAATAAAGCATATAAGGACATTGAAATCAGCCTTGATTCTGATATTGAGGTCCGCATCATCGGACGGGTAATCAAAAGTTTGAAGCTCGTGGACATTTGAAATGAACGAAAAAACAACATTGGCAGAGCGTTTAACCTTGGCGTTAAGTGATTCCGGTTTAAAGAAAAGTGACATCGCTAGGTTATGTTCGATCTCTCCGGCCTCGGTTTCTGATTGGTTTACTGGCAAGTCGAAAAGCATCAAATCTATTTATCTTCCCAAGGTTGCCAAATTGCTTGGCGTTTCTTCAACGTGGTTAGCAACCGGTAACGGACCAATGAAGTCCCCAAATGTTCTGGTGACGGAAGAAGTTTGTGATGACGACGATTGGGTAGAAATTCCCGAATACAAAATTAGGTTTGCGGCAGGATTTGAACAAAATTCAACGTTAGAAGAACTTGCTTCTGAATATAAAGCCGCTTATCGCCGTTCTTGGTTCCAGCGAAAAAACATCAACCCAGAAGACTGCAAACGGTTCAAAGTAAAGGGGGACTCTATGGAACCTCTTTTGCTCGACCACGATGTCGTCTTGGTCGACTGCTCGAAAACTGAGATTATAGATGGTCGAATTT